ATGCCGGACAGGTCGAAGCCTGGAATGTCCCCGGCCGCTACATGGTCATCCGCTGCGGCCGGCGCTGGGGCAAGACGGCTATGGCTTCGACCATGATCTGCGACGGCGCCGCTCGAGGGGAGAATTGGGGCCTGTTCGCCCCAGACTACAAAATCACGTCCGAGACGTACCGGGACATCTATGAGATCCTCGAGCCGATCACGCTCTCGGCTTCCAAGATTGACGGGGTGATCCGGTGCGTTGGCGGCGGCCGGGTAGACTTCTGGACGCTGAACAATCCTCGAGCGGGCCGATCGCGCAAGTATCACGGGGTGATCATCGACGAGGCGGCCTTCGCCGGGCCCGACATGGAAGACATCTGGACGAAATCGATCAAGCCGACCCTGCTGGACTATCGGGGCGTTGGATGGGTCTTCTCGACGCCGGCCGGCCAGGATGACGAGAACTGGTTCTATCGCATCTGCGTTGACCCCGGGAGCGAATTTGTCGAGTTCCATGCGCCTACGTCCACCAACCCGTACCTGCCGGCCGAGGAAGTCGCGAAGCTTGAGCTAGAGAATTCGCCCGAGGTCTATCGTCAGGAGTACCTCGCCGAGTTCGTGGATTGGTCCGGCGTGGCGTTCTTCCCGCTCGAGAAGCTCCTAGTCGAAAGCGGGATGCTCGGGCCGGATGGGAAGCCGCTCATGGTTCCCGTGCCGATGCCGGACCGCTGCGATACGGTCCTCGCCATCATCGACACGGCAATCAAGTCGGGCCAGGAGCACAATTCGACCGCGGTCATCTATGGCTCGTACAACTCGCTGCTCCCCCGGGCGCCGGTCAATATTCTCGATTGGGACATCATCCAGATCGAAGGGGCCGCTCAGTCCGATTGGCTCCCGAGCATCTATGAGCGGGGGGAGGATCTGTCTCGGCTGTGCGGCGCCCGGCGTGGCTTTTCCGGCGCCATTATTGAAGACAAGGCCACGGGCACGGTCCTCATCCAGCAGGCGCGCAACCTCCGGCGAGAGGGGACCGATGCGCCGGCCTACCCCATCGACTCGAAACTAACCGCCATGGGCAAGGATGAGCGCGCGATCGCGGCCAGCCCCTATGTCTACAAGGGCGACGTGAAGATCACGGACTACGCCTTCAACAAGACGAAAGTCCACAAGCGCATCTCCGCGAATCACCTGCTCAAGCAAGTCGGCAGTTTTCGGGTGGGCTCGAAGGTGACGGACGGGCTCGACCTCTTGGATACGTTTTGCTACCTCGTCCTCATGACCCGGGGAACGAACGCGGGCGAGCGGAAAGGCATCTAGCATGTTCAACAGCGGCATGAATCAGGATCAGGGGTTCGCCTTTGCCGGCGTCGATGGTGGCCCCGACTCGCCGCTCATGCAAATGATGATGGCGCCGAACATCGTGCCGGGCGCCGCACCGAGCTACGAACTCTGCAAGCTCATCTATTCGTATCACCCGCTGGGCGCCGTGCTGGCCGACGAGCCGATCACCCTCGCGCAGTCGCAGCCGCGCGAGATCAGCATCCCGGTCCTCGGCGAGAAGCGGATCATCGAGCAGTTTCAGCGGACCTGGGACCAAATCGGCAAGGTCGGTGCGACGGTCACCCTTCACAACCTCATCTCCCTGAGCCGTGCCTACGGGATCACCTCGCTCGGCGTCGGTGAGATTGGGTCGGAACTTAGCAGCCCGCTCGACCTGAACAAACTCGACAAGGCAGAACTGTTCTTCAACGTGCTCGACCCGCTCAATACGGCGGGATCGCTCGTGCTCAATCAGGACCCGAATTCGCCGAACTTCCTCAAACCGTCTGGGAACATCCACGTCAACGGACAGCGCTGGCATCCCTCACGGCTCTTCCCAAAGATGAACGAGCAGCCGATCTACATCCAGTGGACGCCCTCGGCTTACGGGTTCGTTGGCCGGTCGGTCTATCAGCGGGCGCTCTACCCGATGAAGACGTTCTTGCAGACGATGATCACCGACCAGATGGTGACGCAGAAGGCGGGCCTGCTGGTCGCGAAGATGGCTTCGCCTGGCTCGTTTATTGACAACATCATGGGCACGATGTTCGGCTGGAAGCGCGGAACGATCAAGCAAGGCGTCACGGGCCAGGTGCTTTCTATCGGCGTCGATGAGTCGGTCGAAACGCTGAACATGATGAATCTGGACAAGGCCGCGGCATTCGCTCGGAGCAACGCGCTCCGCAACATCGCGAGCGCCGCCGGTATGCCCGCTTCGATCGTCACGAAGGAGACGCTCGCCGAAGGCTTCGGTGAAGGTAGCGAGGACGCCAAGGAAAAGGCGCGCTATATCAACTTCGTGCGCGAGGACATGGCGCCGGCCTACGCCTTCATGGACCGAATCGTGCAGCGCAAGGCTTGGACGCCCGAGTTCTACGAAACGCTCAAGGCCGACTATCCCGAGTTGAAGCCGTATGAGACGTGGCTGCACGAATGCATGCACTCGTTCACGGCAGTCTGGCCGAACTACCTCATCGAGCCGGACAGCGAGAAGAGCAAAGACGAGGACGTGAAGTTCAAGGCCGCCGTGGCGTTGCTCGAGGTCCTCATGCCGGAACTCGATCCGGAGAACAAGGCCAAGCTCATCACCTGGCTCGCCGAGAACGTGAATGAGGCAGAGCACCTGTTCGCGAGCAAGCTCATCTTGGACGAGGACACCCTGCAAGAGTTCTTCGAGAAGAACGCGCAGGCGGCTGAGGACGCCCTGAACGCGCAGAGCCAGGCTGAGGACAAGGAGCCAGGCCGGCCGAGGCCGTTCGCAGCGGCGTCCTAAATGGGGCAGCCGCGCTTTCGGACCATCCTGCTCGACGCGCTGCGGGAGTTCGCTGCCCACGGGTACACGACCGAGGCTGCCCTGCAAGACTGGCTCCTGCGGCTGCACGCGGCACTCGACGCCGAATTGCCCTCGGATGCGTTCACCCGCCAGGAGATGGCCGCTACGCTCGATCGCATCTTCGCCCGGCAGGTGGAACGCGGCGGTATTCAGGACCGCGTGCCGGGCGTCACCCGGTACACGCTCGACATGGTAGCCCCATCGCTGCGGGCAGAACTCGACCGGCGCATCTTCGCGGGCGTGGATCTCATCCGGCTCAATCGGGCAGCGGCCGTGCAGAAGACGCTTCAGCGGTTCGCCGGCTGGACGACCTCGGTCGGGCCGAAGGGCAGTTTCGTGACCCCGCGCGAGCTACGCGCCATCTCGGCGGAGATCGCCAAGCCGGTCGCCCAGATCAAATTCGAGAAGCGGCGGGTCGCCATCGACCAGGGGCACAAGCTCATCGCCGCGGTCGCGCACGTCGTGGCGCAGGGTGCGGGGGCTATCGGGGCGATTTGGCATGACCGCGGCGAGCACGATCACGGGTACGACGCTCGGCCCGAGCACCTCAAGCGGTCAGGGACGCTCTTTCTGGTCCGCGACTCCTGGGCGATGACGGAGGGGCTGGTCCGGAAGGCTGGGCTCAAATATACGGACGAGATCGAGCAGCCGGCGGAGTTCCCGTTTTGCTCGTGCTCGTATGAGTACGTGACCTCTCCGCGCTCGCTGCCGGAGACGGTGCTCACGGCCAAGGGGCGCGAATGGGTTAGCGCACCCCGCCCATAGCCAGCAGCATCGCACGGCATACCGCCGTCGCCATGCCGATCGGCCAGGAGTTCGCGATCATCTTGCCGCGAGCGGTTTTGGTGGCGCCGGCCCAATCCCAGGAGTCGGGGATGCTGTGAGCGCGTGCCATTTCGAGGATCGAGGGGCAGCGGACGGTGGGTCCGAGGCGCGAGAGTTCGTTGCCGTGCCAGGAGTTTGCGATGAGCGAGCCGAGGGGTTCATCATCTTCGAAGGCCGAGGCCGAGGCCGAGTGGCCGCGTAGTCCGACCTTGAGCGGCGCCTCATGCGGTTGCGGATTTTGGTCGTGCGTATGCGATGTAACGCTTGTGAGCAGCGCAGCCTCGTCGATGAGATTCCAGCCGCGTCCGTCGCTGTAGCCGTGGGCCCGCTGCCCGACTGCGACCATCTTCGCGCTGGCATGGGCAGTCAGCCCTCCCAGGGCGTCGCCGTCGCCATACACCGCGCCCGTGCCGCGTCGCCCCAGCGCGAGCCGGTCCGCTTCGTGGTCGCGGATGTCCCCGAACCGCAGCGGCCCCGGCGTCTCGATGATGTGCAGCAGGTGCGTCGAGTAGAACCACCGCTTGCGCGTCGTCACATCGCCGAAGTCGAAGGCGTTCAGCTTCACGGAGAACGGCGCGTTGACGAGCCGCGGCATGACGTTCTCCATGAGGTACGACGTATCACCGGCGAGCCGCAGGAAGTCGGGCAGGCAGTTGCGCGGGTCGTCGTGGCCCTGGCGCTTCCCCGCGAGCGAGAACGGCTGGCAGGGCGGTCCGCCGATGATGAGGTCGTGCGGCGGAAGATCGCTGCGCTGCATCTGCTTGACGTCGGCGACCTGGGCGACCGGGTGCGGGAGGTTGGCGTTGTAGACGGCGACGGCGGCAGGCCACGAATCGTAGGCAGCGACCACCTCGACGTCGATGCCAAGGTCCGCAGCAGCGCGATACAGGCCGAGGTCGGCCGCGCCGATGCCCGCGAAAAGAGAAACGACTCGAATCACCCTGTAAGTGTAGCCCATCGGTTAGCGCAAGGGAAGCAGCCCGGCCGGCCGGGAACGTCGCGGGCATGATGAAGATGCTTCTGGTCCTGCTGGCCGGAGCGCTCGCAGTCGGATGCGGCGGCGGCGCGATCACCCAGCCCCAGCCGGTGGCGACCGTGTTGCCGTGCAACGCCACGCCTTCGCCCGCACCGACGCCGCCGTTCTCGCAGGCCGTGTGCGGGGTGGACATCGGCACGGTGACCTACACCGGCACGGGCGTGAACGTCATCCTCTTCCCGAATCCCGCGAACCCTTCGCCGAGCCCGGCCGGGTCGCCGAACCGCACGACGCCGTGAGGACTGCCCTCCTGGCCCTGATCTTCGCGGCGCTACCGACCGCGGCGATCGCCGACCCGGCTTCGACCTGGGCCGGAGCCTTCACCGTGACGACCGCCATCGACGCCGTGCAGACGCAGACGTTCCTTCACGGCGGCAGTTTCCCGTGCTCGGCTATCGGTCCGAGCCTCTTCCAGCCGGCGCCGCCGCTGAATGCGACCTGCCATGCCATCGAAGCCGACCCGCTCGCGCGGCCGTTCGTCGGCACCTGGGCGAAGCAGATCGGGTCGGCCCTGGTCGCCGACGCTGCGGTCTGGACCGTGACGGGTCTGCTACGCGGCGGTGCTCGTCGGACCTGGGCGCGGATACTCGGCCCCGTGGTCGTGGTCTATGCCGGCGGCGTGCTCGTTCCGAACCAGCGGATCATCCAGGCGCAGCGGAATCCCTAGCCGAAGAGGCAGGGGTTTGCACCGCCGTTTCCGAGGCGCGTCAACAAGTATCGGGCCCGAGGGCGTAGGTCCGAGGGATAGAGAGCCCGCGGCTAACGGTGCGCGACCGTTCTAGCGGCGGGCTTCTTGAATTCCGGGGCCGGGCCGAAACTTTCCACGGACCCCGGCGTATGCGTTTTTCGCAAGGTCCCCGCACCTGCCGGGACACTAGGCTCTGGAGAGAGCGGTAGCGTTCCCAGCAGGTTCTGCCGGTCCACTGAGGTCTATCGGTCGCGAAGCGTTTTTCGGGACGAGTTCGACAGCACCCCATTGGCAAATTTTGCAACGCCGGTGACCGTGGATCGTACCCGAACGAAACCCTAACAAACGAAACGCCCAGGTCCGTGGTCTTCTAGGCCCGCTGGGACAGCATAGCGAACAGGGGTCTGCGTGCCGCCCGTATCCGAGAAGCAACGTCGCGCCATGTGGGCTGCCGCTGAGGGGCACTCGAACCTCGGCATCCCCGAGAGCGTCGGCAAGGAGTTCGTTCGCGCGGACGCCGCCGGCAAACCGGACCTCGGCGACCTGAACGATCACGAGACGGCCGAAGCCATCCGGGACGGCGAACTCGCCAGCCCCCAGAAGTTCGGCGACTTCTGGCTGTTCGATTTGCGGGTGACCGGCACCGGGGTCGCCTACCGCGATTCCATCGACGAGTACGCCATCCGGGACCCGAAGGTCTGGCTCTCCGAGGAGTTCGTCGAGCGGTGCAACGGCCTGCCGGTCATCTTCGGCCACCCCGAGCGCTCGGGGCTGAACGCCCAGGAGTTTGCGGACCGGGCCATCGGAACGATCGTGCTGCCCTACCTCAAGGACGACGAGGTGCGCGGGGTCGCGAAGATTTTCGATAAGGACTCGGCGCTGCTCATGCAGACGACGCACCGCTCGACGAGCCCCGGTGTTACGCCCCCCAAGGGGTCCGAGCCCATCGTGCTAGAAGATGGGACCAAAGTTTTAGCCGAAGGGCTTCCGCTCATTCTTGACCACCTTGCCGTCTGCGAAGCCGGCGTCTGGGACAAGGATGGGCCTCCCGATGGAATCCGGCTCGACGCTCTCTCTCGAAAGGACGCCTCTGTGACCGAAGAAGAGAAAAAGAAACTCGAGGAAGAGCGCGACGACGCAAAACGTCGGGCCGACGCCGCCGAGAAGGAACTCAAGGACATGCGCGCCGACGCGGCCCGCAAGGATGCCGAAGAGGAAGAGCGCCGCAAGGATGCGGCCAAGAAAGACGCCGAGGAGTCCGAGAAAAAGGCCATGGAAGCGGCCGAGAAAGAGAAGGCCGACAAGGCCAAAAAGGACGCTCGGAAGGATCGGCACGCCAAGCACGACGGCGAGATCATGGACTGCTCGCGCTGCGATTCCGAAGAGGAAGCCGAACGCAAGGATGGCGCCAAGGTGGAAAACGTCGATCCGGACCGTGGGGTCACGATCCACGACTCGAAGCGGCTCGCCGACCTCGAAGCCGAACTCGCCCGGATCAAAGCGGCCCAGAAGCCGCTGACCATGGACGACCGAAACGAGATCGCGAAGATCCACCTGCGGTACGACAGCCTCTGCCAGATGCTGGGCGACCAGGCGCCGCTGCACATGCCGGGGGAGACGCCCATCGCGTACCGGCGCCGCTGCGCCGACTCGGTTCGCAAGCATACCGAGAACTTCAAGACCTACGTGATCCACGACGCGCTCGACCTGACGGCGTTCGGCCTCATGGAAGAGGCGATCATCCGCGAGGCCACGGCGGCGGCGAAGAACCCGAAGGGTGACGACGGCGCGCTGGTCCTGCGCGAGGTTCGGACCACGGAGAACGGCAAGCAGGTCAGCCGGTTCTTCGGCGACTCGCGGGCCGCGTGGGCACCCTTCCAGCCGCCGGTGCGGCACCTGCTCAAGCAAATCGCCGTACCGCAGAAGGGGACCTAACCCATGGCCACGCCGGTCATCTCGTTCAACCCGATGCAGACGACGAGCACCCAAACGTCGTTCCTGCTCTCCTCGGATGGGTACGTTCAGGGTACGTTCTTCGACGATCCGGCCATCCGGTATCAACTCGAAGGCGGCGTCCTCTCGGCTTCGGCGACCCTGCCGGTCTGGGGCGGCATCCCGCTCTCGCTGGCGGTCCCGGCGATCAACGGCACCTCGGGCCAGCCGACCGCGCTCGGCTCGACCGTGAGCATTGCGACCACGACGGCCGCTTCGCAGTCGGGCGGCATCCATGCGTGGTCGCTCTTCAACCAGGCCTCGGCCATGATCATCACCCCGGGCTCGGGCGTGCCGGTCGCCGGCCCGGGGATGTCGGTGAACTTCGCCCGCGCCGGCAGCGGCCTGCGAATCGCCCTGCAACTCGACGCGGGGCTCGCGAACTCCATCGTCGGCGGCGCTCCCACGCAGCAGGTGTCCTGGGACTTCACGAACCAGGCCATCACGACGTATAGCGCGGGTCTCGGGGCGCTGCCCATCATCATCGAGTCGGTCAGCACCACGAGCCGAGTCGTCACGTACAACTCGACGACCGGCGCCGTGACCTGGAACACCCAAGGCCCCTGCGCGATCGTGAGGATCTGATCTGTGGCTCTCATCGCTCCTGCTCGAGCACTCGTTCACCCGAGCTTCATCGAGCCCGAATTGATTATCACCACCTCGCAGCCGTCCGGCTTCATGGAAGCGTTCGCGGGTGGCGGCCTGCGGGTCAAGATCGGGCCGGCCGACAAGTTCGTCTACGTGAATCGCATGGACGTTCGCACGCAGGTCGCGGCCCAACAGGCCTCGGCCAACCTGCTGCCGTCCGCGACGATCCTCCTGGACTACCTCCAGACCGCGACCTACCTCGTGCGGACTCGCGCGGAGTATAGCGACCTGGACACGATGGATGCCGGCGAATGGAACGTGGCGCTGCCCGCGGCCTATCGCCTCGCCAGCCGCCAGGGCATCTTCCAGTACATCCGGACCGCGGCGCTGTTCGGGGTGAACGCCTCGAACTCCGAGGGGCTGCTGAACACCCCGGGCGCGACGGTCGTCAACCTGCCGCCGGACATCTACGGCGACACGACGATGCGGACGTATGACTCGGGGCAGTTGGCGCTGTTCTTCCTGCTCCAGATCCAGAACGCGATGACCCGGATGTTCATGGCCGGCGTGCCCAATCGGATCGTCATCCTCGGGCCGCAGCGCATCCTGCTGCAGGCGCAGATGACGAACATCGTTCAGACGACCTCCTATCAGCGGCAGGGAGCCGGTACGGCAACCACGGCCCAGGTGATCAAGGAAGTCGCCGGGCAGTTCGGATACGAAGTCGAGTTCGCGTTCGATGACACCCTGATCGGTGCGGGTGCGGCTGGCGCGGATGCGGTTCTCCTGGTGGTCCCCGAGGCGATCATCGCGAGCACCCCGGGCGTCAACACGAACGAGTTCGCGACCCTCTCGCCGACCCTGCAGGCCAACACCCTGCAGTACGCCGACATGGCCGCCCCGGTCGAAGTGACGACCCCGATCGTCGAGGGGCTCGACGTGACCTCGCGGATGCGAATCTCGTCCGGCTGGTGCATTCGGAGCCAGGCGATCACGGTTCTGAGCATCCCCTACTAAGGCTCGCCGGGTACACACGGCAGGCGTGAAAGCCGCTCCGAAAGGGGTGGCTTTTTCGTTCTAGCGAAGGAGCGAACCCATGCAAGTGTACGTTGCCAACGGCACCCTCCAGCACCGCCATATCGTCTATCGCGTGGTCGAAGGCCGGTCCGAACGGACCCTCCAAGTCTCGGCCGGCCAGCAGGCGCAGTTCCCCGAGGACTTCACCGACGACCAACTCGCGAACCTCATCCCGCAGATCGAACAGGCCGGAGCGGTCCGCGTCGAGGACATCAAACACCTGACCTCGGCCTACGGGTTGGTCTACAGCGTCGGCAAGAAGCCGCTGACGGCCGACCAGATCAATGCTCTCGTCGAGCGCGACGTTGACGTGCGCCAGGCCATCTCCGACGCCAAAGTCGAAGCGGCTGGGCTCGCAGCGTTCGAAGGCGGGCGCCGGCAGATCGTCAACAATCAGGGCGACCCGACGAAACTCAATGCCACGCACCTCGAGATCACCCAGCTTCAGGACACGGAGCGCGAGGAGGCCGCGAAGGGCGGGGTCGATTCGCGCGTGACGGTCAGCAAGAACGCTCCGACCGGTCCGGCAAAGCGGACCCGAGGCAAGTAGCGCATGAGCTTCGTCACCCCGGGGACGCCGAACATCACGGACTTCTGGACGTTCCTCGAGACGAACGTTCAGATCCCCACGGCGGCTTTGCCGTCGAATTCGGCATACCCGGGGTACGCGCTCGATCAGGCCATCGGGCTCGTCCTCTGTCCTCCCGGTGGTGTGCCGGCGCCCGTGATGTATTCGCTGGCCTGCTACAACGCTGCAACGCACATCCTCTTCACGATCACGCCGGACCAGCCCGGGCAGAACTACTTCACGAACGCTCGCAGCAATAAGGGGTACTCGCTCGTGCTGCCATCCACGGGGCTCGTCGTAACGACCTTCGACCAGGGCACCGGGGCAACGAACACGGCGCCGAAGTGGGCTGACGGTCTCACGCCGAGTCAGCTTGGCTTCTACAAGACGCCTTGGGGCCGGGAGTATCTGTCCTGGCAGGCGAGCTACGGGCCGTCCATCGTGGGGCTGACGTGATCCTCGTCCTCGGCGTGGTCGATGTGGCGTACTCGGATGCCAACGGCGGCGATGCGACCAAGACGACGGGCGACGTAGCCGAGGGGCTCGAGGAACGGTATCAGCCGATGGCGACCTTCTTCGAATCGCGCAAGGAGAAGATCGCCGGCATCCTCGCCGACAGCATGGCGAATTCGCTTGAGGTGCTCTTTCAGACCGGCAATCCTATCCCGCCAGACTCGGTAACCCTGACCTACGAAGGCGACCAGAAGATCGAAGCGGAGTTCCGGGCGTTCATCTATTCGAACGAGATGGCGATCGCGCACAAGTTGCTCACGGGTGACGATCTCTCGGCGGCGGCCAGCGCAGTTGTGAATCACCGTAAGAAGCATCCCTACGCCAAGGCGAACAAGGCGCGGCCGGCGTTCGTGGATACCGGCCTCTACGTCCAATCCTTCCGCGCCTGGACGAAGCGTAGCCCATGACGGCAAACGAATCGCTCGGCCGGCAGAGCGTCACCGCGGCAACGCTTGAGGCCGGCGTTGACCTGCTCTCCAACCGGCAGCAAGTCCGATTCCAGAAGTATACGAAGATGGTCGTCTCCCAAGACGGCTTTGTCTTTTGGGTTGCAACCCAGCAGTTCATGATCGCGGATGGATCTCTGCACTATGCGACCGACCGCGTGCAGGACGAAGACCAGACCATCGGCGTCAATCAGGTGCTGCTGACCTCGGAGCATCCCATCACGGAATTCAACCTGATCGCGCCGGGGACGATGTGGATCGGGTCCTGGCCGCTCGGGCCGCAGGAGTCGAGTCCGGGCGTCAGCCTTCAGGTGGCATTCGCCAAGCGCGGCAACTTCTACGGGCCGGCGAACCTCTGGCACTATTCGGGGTTTGCGGTCTATCCGGCCCTGAGCGCGCAGATCATCGCGACCGCGGCGGACTTGCCGGCGGGTCCGATCGTCTCGAACAGCCTGCCGATTTGGCTAGCTCAGACCACCTACGCTCCGGTCTACCCCTCGTTCTTGGTCCCCGACAACATCGTACCGCCCTACATCGTGGCGCACATCGAGCCGTCCGGAACCGAGGCGCCTGGCGGGTTCCCGCTCTCGATTTGGCCCGGTACGGTTATCCCAGGGCCGACCTCACCGTTTTACAACCTCACGGTGCAGCAGTTGGCTCGGGACGAGGTGACGCTGACCATGTACGGGTTCAACAATGCGACCGCGGTGCAGTTCTATACGGCTCTGGTCGAGTATTCGCTGAACTCGGGCGACTTCGGGTTTGCGAACATTCCGGCGATTCGGGACGAGAAGCGGACCCAGCCCGAGCTTGCCGCAATCGCTCAGAAGAAGAGCCTGCATATCTCGGCGAACTACTACCAGGCCACTGCCGATGCTATCGCCCGCCGGTTAATCCTGGCGGCGGGGCTATCGTCGGTGACGATTGGGGGGCTTCCATGACGGCGGGAGATGCGGGCGTGCAGATCGTGGTTAATGCCGGGGGGTACAACCTCACCGGCTCGACCTGTCGCCTCTTCATCGCGCCGGGATATTCGGATTCGGCGACCGCGGCCGTTCCCGTCTCGCCGATGACCGTCTCGTCCGATGGATCGACCGCGACCTACACGACGACAGGAACGGACTTCACGGTCGGTGGCGAATGGAGTCTGCAACTCGAAGTCCGCAACGGCCAGGCCAAACCCTACACCTCGGCCGCCGGCACCATCTTCGTCTACCCGCACCTCTAAGGACTGCCCATGAGTACGATTGCCAATCTCTCGGACACGGCAGCCAACGCTGAGGCGAATGGCGGTTCACTCGCGCCGCTCATGAATAGCGGCTTCATCGACTTTTACTCCGGCACGCAGCCGGTCAACGCGAACACAGCGCTTTCGGGAAACACGCTGCTCGCCTCGCTGACTTTCAGCGCAACGGCGTTCGGGGCGGCAGTCGCAAGCGTCATCACCGCGAACGCGATCACTGCCGGAACCGCGGGCAACACAGGCACGGCAACCTTCGCACGCATCTTCCAGAGCGACCATGCAACGGTCGTCATGGACGTAACGGTCGGAACCTCGGGCGCTGGGATCAATCTGAACACGACCTCGATCGTGAGCGGCGCTCAGGTATCTCTTAGCAGCTTCACGCATACGGTAACGGAGACGTAATGGAACGCACGATTCAGGGCCTGCTCATCTATCCGAACGCATCGAAGCAGATCGTGGTCCGCATGGCATTCGAGGCCGCCGCAGGCGAGCCCGACACGCTGACCGTGGTCATGCCGCCGCAGGATGCTGCGCTCATGGCGAGCGTCCTCACGGCGAAGGCTGCCGTTGCGGTCGATGTGCAGTCGCCTACCGAGCGGATCATGGTGCCGCGCTAGTTCATGGCGACTGAAACTGGCGTCTATTACAAGGACCCTCAGACCGGGCTATATATTCCGGTCGATGGCGTGCTTGTCAATGGCGCTCCGCCCATCGCGACGACGGGGCAGAGCATTCGCCAGACGATGACGCATGGCAAGAGCGATGGCTCGGCCATGTATGCGGACCCGGACGGCATCGGCAACCTTCAGACGCGTGACTTCAACCTGCAAGGCGCGCAGTCGAGCGACCAACCCATCTCGAACTTCATCTCGGGTGATCCGAGCGGCGACTTCGCGAACCTAAACCCGCTCGAAGTCGCGATGGACTCGACAAGCGGGCTCGGGTTTAACGTCAATATCATCGGCGGCTTGCCCAAGATAGACGCGAACAATGCAGTCGTCCAAAGCGATTGCGCTGGGCCATACACGATGAAGTTTGGGGCCGCTGGCCAGATTTTCGATATCGACACGCTCGGGTACGAATCGCTTTCGATCTCGACGAGCGCGTCGGTGAACTGCACGATCTCCGCATCCAATTCGCAGGCCTACTCTTTCGGCTCACTAGCTGGTGTGTCGGTTGCGATTGGAACGGCGGTCAACGGCTCCCTCGGAGCATCCAACAACTACCTCTTCCCATGCCTGGCGCGATACATTCGCATCACGGTAACGGCTGCTGGCGGTAGCGCCATCGCATATCTTCGCGCGCAGCCGTTCACTCTCTATACGAGTTATCAGACCGGCCTGACAACGCAGCCATTTAATCTCACGTCCATCGCTGGCAATGCGGTGGCTGGGTCTATCGTCACCGGTTCGCTCGTCGTCGATGGAGCAACGCAGCCCGGCAACGCGGTATCAAACTACCCAGTGACGGTTGGCGGTACGGACCCTGGGAACCTGATCCGCAATCTACGTCTCGACACCTCCGGGCGCGTTGTCATCGGCAGCGAATCGGGGCCTGACGGCGCCGCGAATACCTGGACCTTCGGGGCCGCTCCGCCCTACTCTAACCCCGCCAACGTCGCCAGCCAAGCCGTACAAGATACCGCGCAGCACGAAGGCGCGAGCCTCACCCAACTCATCGGCGGACTCATCACCCAAATGCGAGTCTTGAACCAACAGATTTTCATGCTTCGTACCGGCGATACATCGCTGGACAGTCCCGACGCGTTCGAAAACGACCCCTTCTTCAGCACCGTCGCCAACTAGGAGAAACCCGTGATCATCAATGGCTACGTCGGGCCGACCGCGACCAAAACCTCGCTCGGTTCCGGCACCAATCCCGCGCTTCGCCTGGGCAACATGGGCGATGCCGTCGTCTCGGAACTCGAACCCCGCTACTACGAAGCGACCTACCGCGGTATGGCGTTCTCGGGAGCAAACCAGGCTCTCGTCGGTACGGCGATCGCCACCGGCCTGACCGCCACCTACACGGGCGGCCTGGTCCTCTCGAACACCTTCGGCAACCCGGTCAACGTCGTGCTGACCAAGGTCGCCTACGGCGCGGCACTCGTGCAGACAAACGCCTCGGTCATCGGGCTGATGGTCGGGCAGTCCTCGACGGCGCTTGCCGGTACGGTGACCTCCGTCACGCCAACCTCGGACCTCGTGGGCTCGGGTATCGCACCCTACGCCGTCCTCGCGTCCTCGGCGTCCATCACGCTTCCGACGACCCCGGTGCTCAAGCGCGTGCTCGGGTTCCTCGGCACCGGCGCCGTGACCGTCGATCAGACTACCCTGACCGTCGTGGATCTCGAAGGCAGCATCATCCTGCCTCCGGGCGGCTACTGCGCGTTCTACTCGTCCGCGGCGGGCACCGCGTCCTCGCTCATCTTCTCGATGTCCTGGATCGAGGTTCCGCTCTAGGACCTCTGGCTGCTAGCGTGAACGGAGGAATGCCATGAAGCTAACGCAGACGGTGCTTTTGCTCGCGCAGCAGCAGGTGCAGATGACGGTGACCGTTGACATCGGCGGAGCGGTCCCGTCATCGACCACGGTTCAGGTGACGGCCAACGAGAGCGAACTCCTCGTTCTCGCTGGCTCCGCCGGCCGGACGGATTGGAACACGGACGACTGCCGGGCGTATGCGTCGGCGGCGCTCGGCCAGGCCGTCATCTAGGCTCCCGGCAGCGGGACCCTCTCTGCTGCCGGGCTCCCCTTCGCGAGGAAACACTGCGTCACCGTAAGGAGTAACGGCCGTGTCCCTGCTGTTGCTCTTCCGCCCTCAGACCGGGACGACGATCACCGGAACGGGCGCGACCGTTCAGGACGACCAGCGCGTCAACGCGACGGGGACGGCTGGGATACGCGGAACCGCCGCGACGAGGCAGGACGACCAGCACGTCTCGGCGACCGGGCTCGTCCGGGTCATCGGCACCGGGGCAACAAGGCAGGATGACCAGCGGGTCAATGCGACCGGCAAATCCGGCGCTCGTGGTTCTGCATCGACCCGGCAGGATGACCAGCATGTCTCGGCCTCGGGCCTTGTCCGGATCATCGGGACCGCGCATCCCGTCCAGGACCATCAGCGGGTTAATGCGGCAGGCCTCGTTCGCATCTTCGGCACGGCAGCAACGCGCCAAGACGACCAGCACGTCAACGCCAGCGGGCATAGCGGCCCCGTTATCCATGGCACGGCTGCGACGGTGCAGGATGCCCAATCGGTCGCTGCGGTCGGATTCGTACAGCCGCCCGAGCAAATCCTCATCACGCTGCCGATTTCCGGAACTGTCGGTATCACTCTCGCGATTTCGGGCGAAGTGGATCTCACGTTGCCCATCTCCGGAACGGTCAATATCACCCTGCCGCCGCTCGGCTCCTAAAGGACCGGAGAGCCAGGCGCGCCGAACCTCCTGCCCATGGGAAGACGCGCTTTGATCGTCGGCCCCGACGCTCTCTAAGGAGACACTCTCGCATGGCTGATTCCGCAGTCGTTGGGGCCCCCTCCGTATCTTCGCCCGCCCCCAACACCGTCGCCCTCCGCGCCGGCAACGTCAACCAACTCATCACCGACGAACTCTACGGGCCGCAGTACGAAGCCGCATACCGCGGGCAGTCGTTCTGGGGCGCCAACCAGGCCGTCGTAGCGACCGCGCTGCAGACCGGCCTCACGGCGACCGCGACCGGCGGGCTCATCCTGAGCAACCCGATCGGCAACACGAAGAACCTCGTCGTGCGCTCCGTCTCCATCGGCCTGCTCGTCGCCCAGACGAACGCCTCGATCATGGGCCTCATGATCGCGTCGTCGGCGTCGGTCGCGATCGCCGGCACCCTGACCGTCGTGGCCTCGCAGCCGGCGCTCCCGTTCGGCCCGGCGGCCAGCGGCGTGCTCTACTCCTCGGCCTCGGTGACCCTGCAGTCCACGCCCATCCTCGCGCGCGTCATCGGCTCGTTCGGGACCGGCGCCCTGACCACGCAGACCTCCTCGGGCATCGGCCCGATCGATCTCCAGGGCGGGCTCATCCTCCAGCCGGGTTCGGCCTGCGCCTTCTACGGCACGGGCGCCGGCACGGCGTCCTCGCTCCTGTTCAGCTACGTCTGGACCGAGGTTCCGATCTAAGACTCGACCGGGGTCAGCCGAAGGGCCTCCGCTTCACGCGGGGGCTCTTTGCTTTCCAGGGCGAACAAAGGCTCATGGCCTCACAATTCCCCGCGACCTGGGTGCCCCTGCAGTTTGACGGGACGCCGGCCTCCAAGATCAACTTCGTCAATCTCGGGACCGGGGCGATTCAGACGGTCGCGAACTCGACGGCCCGGCTCTTCGGGCTCTACGCGATCAATACGCAGGCATCGACCGCAGCGTTCGTTCAGGTCTTCGATGCGCTGGTCGCCAACATCACGCTCGGGACCACCATCCCGGATCAGCAACTCTTCGTCGCGGGAACGTCTACGGCGTCCATCATGCTGCCGATGGCGGGCCTCTACTTCACGAATGGGATCGCGGTCCAATCGACGACGACGGCGGGCGGCAACACCGGCTCGGCTTCGGGCGTGACGGTCTACGCGATGTACCTCAAGCCGTAGGGCCAGGGGCCAAGCAAGAACGAGACGAACCGAACGTCATTCCCCCGTCCGCGAAGGAGGCACCCAAAATCGCCATTCAGAATCCGGCAGGCCCCCGACCGGGCGGGAACGCGACCGCCCTCAATCTGAACAGCCCGACCGTCATCAAATCGAGCGCGGGCACGCTCTGGTGCGTGAATACCTTCACCCTGGGCGGCATCGGCGGGAACTTCTACGATTCCGCGACGATCGCGGGCGCCGGCCCGGCAAACCTGATCTGGACGGCCACGTTCGTCGGCGGTTCGGATGCGGGCTTGCCCATCGCGTTCTTCAACGGGCTCGTCTATATCTCGGACGCGAACACGACCTGCAGCGTCGGCTACGCCTAAACATCCCTCGCCGCCCGGCATCGGAGCCTAACACATGGCGCTGACCTCACAGATCGTCCAAGTCTCCGCGACCGTTACCACGGCGCCGACCGTCTCGACGCTGCAGCAAAGCGGATGCTTCGTCTCGGTCGGCGGCACGACGCAATCCACGGGGACCTACGCCTTCTACTCGACGCAGGCCGGACTACTCGCGGCGCTCTCGGCAACCGGGAACTTCGCCGAGTTGACCAAGATGGGCGCGACATTCTTCGCCCAGAACCTGAACATCGGCGTCTACGTGCTCGAGCTTGGCGCGCAAGGGTCCGCATCGGCCGGCATCACCGCGCTGACGACCTGGATCGCCGCGAACCTCGTCCCGCAGGTCTTCTACGCCTACCTCGTGCCGGCAACGTGGGATACGACGACCTCATCGAACCTGAACACGCTCGCGGCGCTCTATAGCTCGACCACGAGCAAGACCTACTTCTTCATCACGACGACCTCGGCGAACATCAGCAGCTACCTCGCGACCACGAAGTCGGCCGTCTGCGTCGTCAACAGCCCGACTGCGGCATCGACTGAGTTTCAGGCGGCGGCCCCCTTTGCGGCGTTCCTCGCGAACAATCCGCAGATCGCCTCGCCGGCCGCACCGATGAACTTCCGCTTCCTCTCGGGCGTCACGCCCTGGGCGTACATCACCACGGGCGGCACGAGCAACGTCTCGACGATCAACTCGATTCTGACCTCCTACGGGAACCTGATCCTCTCCGGTGCCGAGGGCGGCATCTCGACGGCGACCCTACGGAACGGGACCACGATGGACGGCAACCAGCTAATGTTCTGGTACGCGGTCGATTGGATTCTCATTCAGGCGCAGATTCGGCTGGCGAACGCCATCATCAACGGCTCGAACTCGAATCCGCCGCTCTATTACAATCAGTTCGGGATCAATCAGCTTCTGGGCGTGCTCGACGACATGGGATCGACGGGCGTCTCCTACGGGCTGCTGCTGTCGGCGACGTTCACGGCGACCTCGTTCGCTGCGTACACGGCTGCGAACCCGAGCAACTATGCGGCGGGGATCTACGATGGGTTCTCCTGCGTTGCTACGCCGCAACTCGGCTTCACGCAAATCGAGTTCTTCCTCAACGCGACCACGTTCACGCATTAGTGAAAGACGATCTCGCTCAAACCATGACGTTCGAATAAGGGGTGCCCATGGCAGGCTTCAGCCCGCTCACCATTCAGGGGAATCTCAATCGGGTCGCAACGCACATCGTCGTGACGAGCTACCCGACGCTGAACGTTTCCGCTGGATACATGGGCAAAACGCAGGCAGTCCTCACGTTCGAAGGGCCGTTCGTCGAGCAAATCGAGACGGCAACTGGCGTCGTCAACTCGCCCAAGCCATTCGTGCAGGCGCAACTCGTCATCTCGCTGCTCCGGTCGCAGGCTCTCGGCAACGCCTGGATCGCACAGTCGCAGGTGAACAGCACCCTCGGGACCGTCGTCACCTACCCCGACTCGACCGTCTTTCAGCCCATCTCGCTCTCCAACTGCTCGATTCAGGACATCGACCCCGGTGCCTACGATGGCGTTGACCCAATCGCCAAGGTCACCCTGAAAGGCACGTTCTACATCAACTCGTCGATGTGGGCCGGCATCACCGGAGCGCTAGGGAATCTGTCGGCCCTGCTGTAAAGGCCGCGCATGCAACTCAATGCAGCGCTGAATCTGGTCTTCCCCATCCGCTGGGGAACCGCCGATGCGAATGGGGTCCGACCGGTAACGGTCTGGGCCCATCATTCGCCCATCAGCCGCGACGTGTTCGAAGCGAACTACCGGATCATCGCGGCGACCAACATGGCGATCTTCGCCCGAGGAGTCGGCTACGCAGCGGAATCCGGACCGATCATCGCGACCCTCGCGCTCAAGGACGCCGCCCAGCAGGACGCGCTCGAGCACGGCACGGATGTCGCAAGCATCCCGCTCCTGGCCGAGATCAAGCGGCTGACGGCGGTCCTGGCGGCTTCTGGCGCCGGCTACGAGATGCTCCCCGTAGACCAGGCGATCGCACGGGGGGCCATCGACGCTGAGGATTGGTCGGAGGCCGAAGCGTCCATCGTTTTTTTTACCTGCGGCTCGTGGATGGCACGGCGGGAAAAGCGCGAGGAGAAGAAGACCGCCTTGGCATTGGTCCTACGGGGATCGATCTCATCGTTGCTGCCTTCGGAGTTCGCCGACTCCTTAGCGACATTGACCGCGACCGAGACTTCCGAGGCGTCGAGTCCATCGTCGGTGCCGTCCTAGACTGGATCTCCGGCGAAGGGTTCGCCGAGACGTTCCAGCGGTACGGGGCTGACCAATTCCCCTCGCCGCGGGCATTCCGGGAGAGGTACACCCTCGCCGCGTTGAAACGGCTAGGGCATGGCTAACAAGCCGATCCTCGAGGTTCAGGTCGATGATGCCGCCTTCAAGCGGTTTCTGGAACTGTTCAACGACTACAACGCCAAGCTCGAGAACATGCCGGATACCTGGCAGGCTCTCAATGCGGCCATGGGCGATGCCGGCAAGACGATGGCCGAAGGCGCCCTCAGCGGGAAAGAAGCGCTCGCGCTCGCTGCGGCGCAGGCCGGGATCATCGCCGAGGAACTCCGGGAAGCCGTCAAGGCGCAGACCGAGTTCAAACGCTCGACCGACACGAGCAACAAGAGCCTGCAGACGCTCTCGAAGACCGCCAAGGGGCTCGGGAGCACGATCTTCGACATGGGTCGATGGGTGCTCAAGATGGGTGCGGTCGGCCTGGGTCTCGGGGTACTCGGTTCCGGGCTCGGCATCGGGTCGCTGGCCGGCGCGGCGCTCTCGCGGCAGCGGTCGGCGAATTCGCTTGGGCTGACGCCGGGGCAACTCTCGAGCTTCCAGATCAACGCCCAGCAGTTCCTCGGGGTTGGGGCGCTGCAGGCTGCCGCCGATGCTCAGTCGGATGTGACGAAGGCCGGACTGCTCGGCCAACTCGGCATCGACTTCAATCGGGCGCGGAACGAGTCGCCCGTTGACCTCGCCTTTCAGGAGTTGAAAGCCGCGCGGGCTGCGTGGCTTCGGGCGCCCAAGGGTGAAGAGCAGAACATGCCCGCGGTTCAGGCGTACCTCGCGCTAGGCGGGAACCTCGGCGACATCCGCAACGCGGCGATGACCCCGCTCGGCCGGCTCAATGCTGCCCAGCGCGATTCGGTCGCGGGCGCCGCTGGGCTCGACTTCGACCAGCGCACGGCGGCCGAATGGATCTACCTCAAGAAGACGCTCGACGCTGCGGGCGTGACGATTCAGACGGTCCTGATCAATCACCTCGCGCCGCTAGCCGACCCGATCGCGCGACTCTCGAAAGAGGTCGTCAACTTCATAGCGGCGTTCATCAATTCGAAGAACTTCGATGCGGCGGTGAAGGCCATTCGCGATGCGTTCAAGACGACCGCCGACTTTCTCGGGTCGAAGGAGTTCCGGGACGATCTCGATACGTTTGGCGCTGCGGTGAAACAACTCGGGCCGGAGGTTGTGAACGCACTCCGCTTCTTCAACCTCATCCCCAAGGCGGACGACCCGAAGGGCGCGGCAGCACGGCAAGCGCGCGATGACCTACAAGACGAGACAAAGCGAATCGAAGCAAATCCGCTGAAGGCTCTCGGTGGGTGGATTCGCGACAACTTGAGCATCGGATTCACGCCGAAGAACAATCCGCTCGACATCACGCATGGGGCAATCGGCAACAAACTGCTCTTTCGCCAATTCGGTTCGACGGAGGAAGGCATCCGTGCGGGCGCGGCGCTTCTGCAGGCATACCCGAAGAATTGGAACGCCAAGACGCTCGCGGATGCTATTCCGATTTGGAATGGGCACGGTGCAAACTCGCAGAGCTACATCGCGAATGTGGAGAAATGGTCGGGCGTCTCGCGCAATGCGGAAATCGGAAAACTCTCGCACGAAGAGATCGCTCGCGTCATCTCGGCCATGTCGCGCGAAGAGGGGACGGACCCGGTATCTGTCGAGCAAGTAATGCGGGCTCTCTATAGCAAGCCGCCGGCCACAGCGAAGCGGCCGACGAAGCCTTCGAACGCACCGATGAAAGTCTCGATTACCAACTCGACTTCGGCTCGCGTTGCAATCTCGATGAATGCAGCGGCATTCGCATGAGTTCGCCACTGCCGCAGACGCAGACCCCGACCGACATCGCCGGGTCCTACCGCGCGCAATATAATCTCGCCTTTCAGATTTCACCGATCATCCTGCAAGGCGGTATCGCTCCGAATAATGGCCTGCTGCCGATCATCTATCTCTACAATCAGCAGGGACTCTTTTCGACGAACGCCGACCCCAATGCGTTCTTCGCCCAATACCTCCCCCTGCCAGGCTCGACGCTCATCAGCAATACCATCGGGACGTATCCCTTCGCAAATCAGCAAGTAGCAGCGAACGCCATCATTCAGCAGCCGCTGACGCTCTCGATGCTCATGATCGCGCCGGTAAACCAAGCCGGGGGATACCTACAGAAACTCGCGACCTTCACGGCTCTGCAAGGCTCGCTCAATGCCCACTGCATCGCGGGCGGAACGTTCTCGATCGCTACGCCGGCATTCATCTATAACAACATCATCATGACCGGGATGACCGACATCACGCATGGCGGGAGCAACCAGCAGCAGATTCAATGGCAACTTGACTTTGTGAAGCCACTTGTGACGATTCAGGATGCCGCGGCCGCGCAGAACAGTTTTATCTCGAAGGTCACGAACGGCGGCCAGGTAACGAACCCTGGCTGGTCTGGGCTGCCTTATGGGGCATCGCCCGTGCTCAACGGCCTGAGCGGTGCGATCACGCAGTTTGGCGGAACGCTGCCGGGTAGCGGCTCATGACGACGATCCCGTTCCTGCCGAACAATAATGCGGCGCCCCCGTTTCAGGCAACCGTAACGCTCGACAGCACGAGCTACTCCCTCGTCACGATGTGGAACTTCTACGCGAGTCGATGGTACGTGTCGCTGACCGACCAGGGTGGCAACATCGTCGCGAATCAGCCGCTCATCGGATCGCCCCCGGCTGTGAACATCATCCTTTTCCCCGGGCTGTTCACCACGTCCACGCTCGTCTATCGCGTGAGTACCGGGAACTTCGAGCAGACGCCCTGACATGGGACGATTCTACTCGATCAAGCTTATCCCACCGCCGGCCGCATCGACTCCGACGCCGACGACGGTCGGAGGGCTCACGGTCATCGGCAAGACGACGGCAAGCGTAGGGCCGCGCGTTTGGACTTCGGTCGCGCCATCGGGAGCAGACGACCCCGGCGCGCTCGATGTCGAGTTTGACTTCTTCTCCTTTGCCGATGCAGGTTCGGGGAAAGACGGCTCGACGCTGACCATCCACGGTGTTGCGCTAACCGACCTCTTGCAGGCGCAGAACTTCTTCGGTAGCCAAATCCTCGTGGAAGCGGGGATGTCGAAGGGGCTGCCGCTTTCCGTATCTCACAATGGGCTCATCCTCAGCGGGAAGGTCTTTCAATCGTTTGGCAATTGGGTCGGTACGGAGATGAATCTCAACTTCGTCGTCTACGCATCGACCTATACCTACGCGAACCCGGGGAACTTCTCGCTCGTCTGGAGGGCGAACACCTCGCTTGCCGATGCGCTCAAGACGACACTGAACACGGCCTTCCCGAATCTCGGCATCGAGATCAAGATCGCAAACGCATACGTGCGAAACCACGACGTTACCGCGAACTACAAGACGCTTGGGCAACTTGCAACCTGGGTGCAAAAGGCGACCCATACCGCAACCTCGGCAGGCGTGACCATCTCGACGCCGGTCAACAATACGATCTTCATAACGGACTACTCGACTCCGACGCTATCTGCCAATCCGACGAAGCTCGAGTTTACGGACCTCATCGGACAGCCGACCTGGCTCATGCCAAACCGCATCCAATTCACGACGATCATGCGGGCAGACATCCAAGTGAACACGCTCGTGAAGATGCCGCCCGGGCTGCAAGCAGTCCCCGGCATCGTGACGACCGCAGCATCGACCACGAACGCCTTCCAGAAATATAAGATGTCGTTTCAGGGGAACTTCCTCATCACCGCCGTTCGGCAAGTCGGAAACTTCCGAGATCCCAACGGCGCATCGTGGGCTACCGTCTTCGAAGCCGTCCCGCAGGTGAGCGCCAATGCCGGATGATTACCAGCAACTCTGGATTCAGCGGAACCTCAATACGCTCGCGGCAACGCGCGCAGCCGAGGCTATCGAGTCCACCGGACGCGCCCTGCCCTGCCAGGTGACCGCCGTCAACGGCTCGATCGTAACGGTCAAATTCGAGGTCACGGTCCCCTACGTGATGCCGGACGGAACGGCATCGACCTATACCCTCCCGCCGCTGACGCTGCCGAAGGCCGAGAGCCAATGGATGCGGGCGCCCACGCAGGTTGGCGACTTCGGGATGACCGTGCCGGCCGACACGTTCCTCGGCGGCATCAGCGGCCTGGGCGCCGGGGTGGCGGACCTCGGCGTCGATTACGGCAACCTGACGACTCTGGTCTTCGTCCCGGTCGCCGCGGCGGGGTTCAGCGCGGCGCCAGACCCGAACAAGGCCTGGGTGAACGGGCCGGCCGGCGCCGTGATCTCGGATACGGCCCAGACGGCTGCGGTAACCGTTGCGAAGAACCTCGTCACCATTCAGGGCGGCAGCGGTCCCGTGCAACTGCAGGGCGGCTCAGGTGCCGCGGATGGCATCATGAACGCCACGCTGACGCATAACGCGCTGGTCGCCTTCAAGACGGCGATGGTCACTGCCGGCATCACCGGGGCATCGAGCATCGTGGTCCCCACGGTCACCGGCTCGAGCGAATCCTTCACGGCGTAGGCGCGGCCCCCGCTCCGGCCGAATAGGAGCCCCATGCGGACGTATGGGCGCCTGGGTTCCGTAAACGGCATGGGGGGCACCTGGGTCGAAGTCTCGACCGATGCCAACGGCGACAACTCGAACGTCTACCTGACGACGATCGTGCAGACGCTGAAACTCTCGCTCGGGGAGTCGCCGTTCTATGCCTCCTACGGCATCCCGGCCCAACAGAGCGTCGTTACGCAGGTGTTCCCCGACTACTACGTCACCCAGACGCAAACGCAGTTCGCCCCCTACTTCGCTTCGCTCGTCATCACCCGGCAGCAAGGCAAAACGACGCCGACCTACAACGTGACGGCCCTTTGCCATTCCGGTGCGATCCTTACGGCTACGGTGGCAACCTAGATGAGCGGCCTGCCTCTACTCTTCAACTCGACTGGCCCGGTCGCGACCCCGCCGGCAACGCTGCAGGCGAACCTCCTCGCGCTCGTCGCCGGGCTGCAGCCAGGGTACACGGCGAACCTTCCCGGGTCGCTGATCGAAGACATCAGCAGCACGGATGTCGGGGCGCTCATGACCGTCGACCAGGCCCGAGTCGATGCGGTCAACTCCGTCACCCCTTACGCGGCGAACCCCTACGTGCTGGCCCAGCTTGGCACGCTGTTCGGCGTTCCGCAGGGGCAGCCGGCGAACGGAAGCACCTTCGTCGTCTTCACGGGTTCGGCAGGCTATGTCATCCCGCCCGGGTTTCTCGTCTCGGACGGGACGAATCAGTATGCGATCCAGGATGGCGGAACGATCGGCGGCGGCGGGACTTCGCAGTCGCTCTTCGTCATCGCGACCAACTCGGGGACCTTCGCCATCCCCGCCGGTAGCGTGACGACGGTCGTCACCTCCGTGCCTAGCCCGTATAGCCTCACCGTGACGAACCCGCTGGCTGGGGTGCCGGCGACTGCGGCCGAGACGGTGGAGAGCTATCAGTCCCGGATGCTGACCGCCTTTCAGGTCGCGATCCAGGGCACGCCGGCATACCTCAAGACGCTGCTCTATGCGGTCCCCGGCGTCTCGCAGCGGCTCGTCTCGGTCCGGCAGGTCGGCACGATGTGGGAAGTCCTGTGCGGCGGCGGCGACCCGTATCAGGTGGCCGGCGCGATCTACCAAGGCGTGAGCCAGATCGGCTTGCTCACGGGCTCGGCGACGACGATCCGCAACCTTGTCGTCTCGATCTACGATGCGCCCGACACCTACAACGTGACCTACGTCAACCCGCCGCAGCAGACCGTGACCGTTGCCGTGGTCTGGAACACCACGCTCGCGAACTTCACGGCGGCCGCCGCGGTCAATCAGTATATCGTCGGCGCCGTGCAGGCGTATATCAATGGAATCACGGTCGGCCAGCCGATTAACCTGCTGCTCATGACGCAGCAGATCCAAGGCGCTATCGCACCCGTGCTCGACCCGATCAATCTCACGACGCTAACCTATACCGTCACGATCAATTCGCTGCCGGTCGTACCGACTGCGGGCACCTCGATCATCTCGTCGGACCCGGAGAGCTACTTCTACATCTCGCCAACCGGGGCGACTAGCACGCAGGCATGAGTACCTCGATAGCGGCGCCGACTGCGCCCCTCGCGAACGTCGTTCCGAGCTACCCGTACCTGCAATACAGCGATGACCCGGACATCGTGGCGTTCGTCCAGGCGTTCAATACGCTCGCGCAAGAGTACCTGAATTGGTTCAACTCGACGCCGCTCGGGGTCTACTCCTCGCCGCAGGTCGTCGGGCCGCTACTCGATTGGGTCGCAACCGGGCTCTATGGCATCGAGCGGCCCGTGTTCTCTTCGGGCTATACCAAATACATCGCGGGCGTCGATGCCTTCGCGGTCAATACCGCTGCGGTCAACGGCCGGCGCTACTTCACCAGCGGCACGGCCACGATCGCTTCGGATGACTTCTACAAGCGCGTGCTGACCTGGACGCTTTACGTCGGCAACGGCCGCTACTTGAACGTGGAAGTTCTGCGGCTGCGGGTCGCCCGGTTTCTCTACGGCGTCAATGGCACCGACGTAACGCTGACCCAGGCCCAGAACGTCCATATCCAGCCGGGGCCGGTTGCTCCGCCGGTTGCTCCCACGCTAGCGTCATCGGCTGCGGGCGCGCTCTCGGCGCGTAAGTATGGCGCTCGGCAGACCTACACCAACTCCATCGGGGAGACGAATGGCGGCGGTGCGTCGAGCCTCTCGGTGCTCATCAATCACGTTCTCGTCGTCGATAGTCCAGCGGCTGCCAACGGTGCGACGGGCTACAACATCTACGCAGCCGTGCTATCGACGAACCCCTCGAAGTTCATCGGCGGGGTCAACTCGCTGCCGGTGAACGGGATGGCGCTAAACGGAACGAACAAGAAGGGCACCCAGCAGTTCACCAAGCAGAACACGACGCCCATCGCCATCGGGACGAATTGGACGGAACCGACTTCGGGGCTCATTTCGGGGACGGCGTTGCCGCCTGCGAATACGTCCAACTCGGTCGGAAACTTCATCATCACCGTGCCCGCGAGTCTGTCCGCATCGACGATCTTTCAGCAAGCTTTCCAGCAGGGTGCGCTTCCCTTTCCCTTCATGTTTTCCGGCACCGTCGTTCTCGCGTAAGGGGTATTTGAAATGGCCGTCTTCGTCTTTGCCAACAACTGCAACACCACGCTCGCGAGTCCGATCACGACGACCGGGCAAACGTCGATCACGCTCACATCATCGGCGAATCTGCCATCGGTTTCGGCCGGGCAGCAGTTTGCGCTGACGCTGAACGATGCGGCCACGCAGTCGGTGTTCGAAGTGGTCTACGTGACGGCCATCTCCGGTGCGACGTTGACCGTCGTGCGTGGGCAGGAAGGCACTTCGGCGACGACGTGGCTCGCGTCTGACTACGCTTTCGCGAGCGTGACGCAGGGCATCCTCGCAGTTCTCCAAGCGGGGAGTTCTAGCCAGGCGTATGCGACTTCGACGCTCACGGCTTCGGGTGAGATCACGAGCGCTGGCGCCATCGTCGCGGGTTCGGGAACTGCATCCTCGGTAACAGCCGGCGACGTAGCGGGGTCGCGGTCCACGACTACCGGCGCTCTCTCACTGGGTGGTTCGTCATCCAACGGCGTCCTCGACTACAACATCACGAACCCAAATACGTTCGCGATGAATAAGGCGCTTTTTCTCGGGGGGATTTCCGCTTACGCCGTTTACGGTCAAGGACAAGCTTTAACGGCAGGCGACGTTAACGCATCGCGTAGTACGACGACCGGCAGCATTACGATTGGCGGTTCGTCGTCGTATGCAACGATTGACTACGGCGTAACGGGCGCTGGCGTCGTCACGATTAGCAAGAACACCTCCGTTCCGGCGGGCTATCTCACGGTCGGGCCGAGCGGCGTATCTGGAACGCTCGGGGACCTTAACGTATCCCGCTCGACTACGACCGGAGCGATTTATCTCGGCGGAGCGTCATCGAACGTCGAACTCGACTACGGGATTACGCAAGCATCCGCATTGACGGTCAACAAACAGTTTAACGCTAACGGTGGCATTGTCATTGGAAGCGTAAGCGGCGGCGGTCAGCTTCGCGTCTGCTCCGATGCTCCGTATGCGAGTAGCGCCCAGGGCGTTCTTTATCTCGGCGGCGCATCGTCGCAGGTTCTCATCGACTACGGTTCGACTACTCCAAATCAACTCACAATCGGTTCTAGCGCCTATTTCAACGGACAGATTATCGCGGGCAGTTCGGCCGC